TGGATTAATCTCTACAACGCGTACGCCCCCGGGGAAGAAGAGCCTACCTTTGCGGATTCTCTTGAGAACATCTGGCCGGATCTCAATGTGTTTGATTATTATGGAATAAGCCCGGAGAGTAGATATGCTATTAACGAATATGTGGGCGACCAATTTCAAGCGATTCCTCCCGGCGCGCCAGAAGAAGCCGTAATAGAAATAGACGACGATTCGGACACGGGGGATGCGGTTATAGAAAAAGGTGGATCTTTCCTTAAACAATTACGTCGGCTAAAGAAGTAATTTGCATATTATTTGCAAACGCGTATTATATAGTTAGGAAAACCATTTAAGGAGAATTATGGAAAGAAAAGAAATAATAAAGCTTGCGGCAGCCTTGGTTATAAAAGCCGCTCAATCTGCGGCCGACGATCCCGATTCGGGCGCGGGGACGTATGAAGCGGATATAGCTCAATTAGAAGAAGAAATCATTCAGATAGGAAATAGTCAACAGGAAGATGCTAACCTCGCTGCGACCCGAAGGGCTTTAGAGAATGCGACCATACTTCAAGAAGAAATAGATGCCGAGAAAGCAAGAATAGCCGCGGAAGAGGCTGCACGGCAGGCGTGGGAGGATGAAACTTTTTCTTCCCCAGAATACTACGCTCTTCAGCAAGAAGCCCTAGACCATACGCGTAATACCATGAACCAAGAGTACGCAGTCCCTAGCGTTATGGATATTATAAACCAAAACGTCAAGGGGGGTGATTGGGACACACAGAGTGGATTGGAATCCATTGGTGAATGGGCAGGAACGGTAGGCTTACCAGTAGCAGCAGCGGCACTAATAGCAACGTTGCCAGGATTAGGTGGAACGTATACCCTAGGCAGCCACTTAGGGGCAATGCCAGCACTTAGTAGTATAAACGCGGGTCTCCTCGGCGCCGGCGGAAATCTCACCGGAATCGGTAAGGGTATAGGTTGGTTATGGGGCGAAGGTGGCCCTGACCTGTGGCATGGTAATTATATAGACTACGCCGACATACAAGGTTGGCTTGACAAAGAAGATTTATTATAATAACGAAAGGACACGAAATGACAAGAAAAGGATTCATAAAACTCGCAGCCGCACAAATAGTGAGGAACGAGATGTGGAAGCGTGCGCAGGTAGACCCAAGAACCCAGCCCCCCGTGGAAAATAGGACAGCTCATCCCTATTTTATTCCAGACCCGGGTGGCCTCGGCTGGGAGGGATCCGAGGAGCAAAACGCGAGAATCGGTGCAAAGAAAGAGGAGCTTGATGCAATCGCAGCAGGCGAAGCCGCTGCAGCTAGAGACGCGCGGGGTATTGTTGAAGAGGCAAGAGGTCACATGGCAAGACGTGCTAGAGGTAAAGCCGAAGAACAGCGCAACTCTCTTGCTGATCTAATCGCTGGGAAAGGTAACGCCCCTCTCGGCATGCCGTATCCGGAGCTTGTCCAAAGATTCGAGAGCGCCCAGCCTATGGCCCCCATTTACGCCGCTGCCGGCCGTGGAGACATATCTCACCCCGGTACGAGCTTTAGTAATAGCCTTAACACCGTAGCTGGCGATCTAATAGAAAACATCTACGGCTCTAATTTTTATGACCAAGGCTTCTTAGAAACCTTTGGCGAAACGGCTACCATTCCTATAAGCGGGCTTGCGAAGTTGATAGGCACGGCTCCCTATCAGATAAGCGATGCCGCTTCCAATGTTTGGGACGCTACTAAAGAATTCGGTTCCAATGCTTGGGACGCTACTAAAGAATTCGGTTCCAATGCTTGGGACGCTATAACTGGTTATTAGAAATAACTATAAACATAAGAAAGGACGCTAACAATGGGTAGTGTTAAAAGAATGATTGGCAACGGCATGAGAAAGCAAGCTTCACAGCAGATGCAAAAACGTGCCTATGCTAACGAAATGTACAAAAGAGCCTATGCTAACGAAATGTACAAAAGAGCATATGCTAACGAAATGTACAAAAGAGCATATGCTAACGAAATGTACAAAAGAGCATATGTAGGAGAAATGCAGAAGCGTGCACATCTCAACGGACTCTACAAACGCGCATATGTGAATAAAATGCAGAAGCTGGGTATGCCGGCTTCTATAATGAGGCTTCTTGGGAAACAAGCTCCGAAGGCAAAGGTTCTCCCAAAGATCCTTAAGTCTCTTGCTGCGGCTGCAGGCATCGGTGGGCTTGGTTATGCTGGATACAAAAACCAAGACGAAATATCCGACGTCCTCTCTGGGTTATTTGGTGACTCGCCACCTAGGAAAAAACCCTTTGTGCCAGATCCAGATAGACCCCCCCACCATATATCAGGAAACCCTGAGGGCGTGCGTCCAGTCAGACCAGGCGGCCCGCCTCCCTTCAGCGCTATGCCTCCGATCGTTGGAGAAGAATCAGACATAGAGGGAATACGCGCACAAATTGTGAAGTACTTAGAGAATAATAACGAGAGTCTCACGCAGGACGAAATTGATGCTCTGAAAGAGTACGGCTTTTAAACTCTTGCTTTTAATCTTGGGTGTGTGTATAATACTTTCGTAGACAAATACTAACGAAAGGAATACACATGCCCAATTCTATACTTAACGGAATAGAAGATGTCAATCAGGCTCTTTTTCAAAAACACAAAGAAAAATTTAACCCCGACCAAGTAGACGAAGATATTGCTCGTATACAAGAAGGTAAGCGGGTTGTACGCGAAGTTGACGTTGGTAACCAAACTGTGGTTTTGCGCAACCTTAAGCTTAGCGAAGCCGATATTGCCAGAAACATGGGACGCCAAGTAGATGCCGAGGGTAAGATTCTTAGGAACAGTAATGGAGAGGCTATTGTTGACGAAGCCGTCTTCGGTAGAATACAATTATATCTTTCTATATACTCTATTTCGGGGAAAGACTTAACCGCCTTCCCGGGAGACCTCGGAACAGTTGAGAATCGCCAACAGTTTGAAAAGGCCTTAGAAGAGCGGCGCGAATGGATAGAGGACCTCCCCCCCACTTGGGTTAGACCGGTGGTAGAAAACAACATTGCTCTTATAGTTTACGTTGAAAAGCTTTCTGACCCGAAGACAATAGCAAATTTTTAAACAGCCCTCTCGGTTCATTAGTTGCCGACCTGTTGTACCGGGGGGTATGGAAAATCCAAGACAGCATGTCTTACTCTATAATGATTATGTATCATCGGAGAAAACTTGCTATTGACATGATAACTGCTACGCAAGGAGCTCGGTCACAAGAACAATTCGAGGCGATTAAGTCACTCATTCTTCCGTGGGAGATGCCTACCTTTACGGGAGACGCTTATTGTGATACAATTATGCGCAATCATCCAATGATAGGCAAGAAAATACAAATCAGCAAATCTTAACAGTTGAAGAATAAGAATTCTATCGTATAATTAACATAGCGAAAGGATTTTTATGAACGGTCAAGCTTATGCGGGTTACGCAACTTACGATAATTTAAGCCAAATAGGCCAAGCGTCTACAAATCAATTAAATCAAATGAGTGTTCCTGGTCCCGTTATAGGGGCTACTGGTTATAATATGGCAGGCTCTGCAATGGCGACATATTCTTCATTTCAAATTCAGACCGACGCAATAAATCGCCAGTTACAACAGCAGGTGGGGCAGGAGTATGCTGACTACCAAAGACGATCTTATAATTTTGACTTAATGGGTATAGCCGCGATGCCTATTTTAGGAGCTATAGGTGGAGCGTTTGCGGGCGGGCCTGGAGCCGTCGCGGGGTATGCCGCTGGCGCAGGGCTTATGATGGCGCTTCCTTCAATGGCGGCCGAGTTTGGTTTCTTGCAACTGCCTGAATCTGTAACCATAGAAGAGCAGACAAAGGCATTGATGTCCGAAGCTGTCTATGGTGCAGCATGGTCTACAATGGACCCATTCACGACACGCGGCCTTCGCGGAACATCGGTTCTACAGGCACAAGACGCCGCCGAGGAACTTTATAGTTCTATGCGATCTCAGGGCTTCCAGGGAGCAGAACTTTCTAGACTCATGCCTGCGTTACAATCTATAGGCGCGTTCTCTGGCACTGACAATATAGACGAAATGGTCGCCGTCGCCGAGCAGTATATAAGTTCTATACGCGACTTCATCTCTCGTACAAACGCTATGATGGAAGACGTTGTTGCGCTAGTTGGCGTTGGCGGAATGTTTGGGCTAGAGGGCGCTGGTATAGAAAACTACTTACAATCGATTAGCCGTGGAGCAGGAGCCTCTAATATGGCCCCTGCTGACTTTGCTGAAGACGCGGCAATGTCAGCGGCGAGGCTTGTAGGGCTTGGCGATGACTTAACGGGTGTCTTTGAACAATACGCTCTCACGGGGGCTTACACCAGGGGGGCGGCTCGCTTATCTAATGAAGAAACATGGGGAAGTCCGTTTACCCCTCAAGAGATGGCAAAGCAGATTGCTGGGTTGGGTATAGGTCGATTCACAGGCAGCCCAAGCGGGATGGCGCAAGCGACCGCAATGTCAGTATCCCCAGGCGCACTCGATGATTATTTGTCGACGGGCTACGTTGGCTCGGAGGCTTATAACGACTATTGGGACCTTTCCCCCACCGAGAGATATAAAGCCAAATACAACGTAGGAGAATTCTTAGCAAATAACTCGTCTAGTTTATATTTAGGAGATGTTTCTAGGATAATGAACCTCGCCCCGGACTTTGGCGGGGATTTAGAGGCTGGCGGAGCTTATCTTGCTGAAAGATTAAATGCCGAATACAATATGGGAATGACGCCAGTACAGGGAAGAAACATGCTGGAGACGTACGACTTCCAGCGTTCAATTTCGGGGCAGGCTCAGACGTGGGAGTATATGACACTGGTACAGCCTTACGAAGAAAAGCACCAAACCGCCTTATCGGAGATGACAGAAAGAATCTACCGAGGATTGGTAGGAACGCAATATATCACCAACAAAGAAGTGGGGTGGGGGACGAATAACCCATGGTATGATGACGAGAAGGGGCTTAAGGTTATTGAGGGTAGTCGGAATTTTCGATTCCTGAGCGATGACGAATTATCAAAGATGGATGCCAACCTAATAGGACTAGGTAACACGGAGTCGATAAGTTATCTTGTCGGCAGAGAGGAAGGCAGGGCTGTTGATTTAGTCGGCCTAATGTATGGAGCTGGAGAGTTTGTGCCAAACGAACAGCGCATGCTAACTGCGGTAATGAATAATTCTCGGTTATACAGAAAAACTGACAACGGAGACGTCCTAGTAGAGGGAGTAAGAGCTCAGATTATCGACGGAGAAATAAGGTGGATTGTTTCAGGGGACGGGGCCTTTAACGCGGGTGCCACGAGCTCAGTTTATAAAGAAGGGGATGATGTTACGAATTACGTCACCGGCGCCACAGGCGCTCGGTTTGGATTCCGGGGAGATGATCTTACCGATGCATTAGCGGCAATAACGGTTGGCTCTTACACATCGGAAGAAAGCTGGAATTACGCTAATAGATATGGCGTTGCTGGTACGCTGGATGAATACATCGACTTAAACTTCGAACTCGCTGACTTCGAGAGGACTAACGCTAGCGGTGCACGTAATGCCTTAGAACCACTTCTCCTTGCTCAGGCAACTCAGATTACTATTTCTAGCTCGGATTGGGATTTTGGATGGGTGGACCTTCGGGGAAGAAGTAGCCTTGATATTGCGAGAGGAATCGCATACAGAAAATTTGGAACGACAAATATATCTTCTCTAAGTGAAGGCGAGCGAAACTGGGTGGCTTCTTTTGTTACGCAGAAATACAACAGAACCTTTGATTTGGAGACGGCAACAGATTCTTATACAGACTTTATGGGCGACGAAGACATCTATAGTAGCTTATCTACCGATCAGCAAAAAGAGCGAATGTCTAACATGTCGGCAACTGATCAAAAAACGCTTTGGGATTATTTTCACGGGATAAGGAGCGATCTCCCCCTACATCTTCGAGGTGTGGTTAGCGCGATGGGGCTTACTAATGAATCAGGCGCTCAGGTTCTGGAGTCTGCGGCACATTACCAATACAGAACCGCTCTCACCGCCGCGGAAACTTTAATACGGGAAGAATTAAAATTAAATAATTTTAATATAGAGGATGCCGCTTCGGGTGGAATAGAGGGGACCGCCTTGGCTAATTACTCTGGCGATAATAAAGAGCTTTTAGGAATTATTGATTACCTGCGGGGCGGCATAACAGCACAAGAAAGACCCGGCTTTATAAGCTCTGTTGGGCATACCCCGGTTTTAGACATAGCGGCGTCGGGTTCGCCTGAGCTGACAGATAGAACAATTGCTGAAAATACAATGAATTACTCCAAGGAAATGGTAGATATTTTAAATCACATAAAAACATATGGTATACAGACTGTAGAAACCAATAACACCCCGGATACTTATAATGACACGAATGGCACTACATGATAATTACGACACAAGAGGCTTTAGAGGATTTCGTAGAAAGCCTAGAAGACGAGATTGAAATAGAAGAAGAGGGTGGGGCGGAAAGTTCAAAAAAACTTCTTCTTAAAAATACCGCTAACTTTATTGCGTTTGTAGAACCCGATAATTCTAACAATATACCTCCAACTACTGAAGGCTTTATATTAGAGCAGTATGCGACATTTCGTTGGCATCTTATCGACGGAGCCGCACCAGATGGCTATAAAACAATCGGCCCATTGATTGAAGCTATAAGAGGAAACGCTAGCATAATAAGCATTGACGAAATTCTTCTTCTTGACCCTGATGAAGGCGAAACATTAGACCCCACTGACCTAGGTAAGATTAATACAGCCACAGGGGGCGACTCGGCCTATATTATAGCAGATGACGTTGCGGAAGATAGACTTTATTTCGAGGAAGACTTCAGCCCAGAAGAAGAGGCGTCTGTTTCTACTGACGATTATTACACCACCGCCGGCATCTGGTCGGCAAGGCAATTCGACGGGGAGGAATTCGACCTTAACAACGTCATCGCCGCTGGCTTTAAAACTCCCGTGCGCCCTCTCAAGTATTCTTCGGACGACGTTCCTAGAAGAGAAGCCTCTCTTTATGTTGTTGGTTTAAATGGGGTGGTGTGGTTTGGTACGTCTAACTTTATTCTAGAAGCCGTACAGAAAATCGAACAAGAGGTGCCTATAACAATTTCGTCAATGGCTGGGAGTTCTATTAGCTTTGCATGTTCGCCTAACTCTACATATCGCTTTCAGGGGAGATTATTTGATGCGAGCAATTACGACTGGGCCCGAAACTGGGAATATAATTGGCAAGCGTACATGAAGGGCAAGGTTACTGCTAGAAATAATTGTAGAATCGTATTGCTTTATAACAATCAGATGATTTCTGGGTATATGGTAAATTTTCAGTCCGCGTCTCAAGTTGGACTTCAGTTAATGGAAAGCATGATGTTTGACGTCTTTGTGTCGAATTATGAAATAATCCCGCCTGTTATAAATGTAGAGGGCGAGGAATATATTTCCGACACACTTACTTTATCCGAACGTGTGGAGTAATAATGGGAGCTGTTTTTAAAACCGTAGAAGATTTTGAAAGCGATGCCTTTTTCGACGCACTTATAGAAAACGCAGAAACGACGATAAAGTTTTTAACAGAAGAGGCTTTTCTCACAGAATCTGACGGCACTCCTATTACAGAATCTTTCATTAATGCGAATTGGGACACTTTAATCGACGGAGAGCCCCCTACGGTTGACACTCCACACCTCGGCTTCCTTCTTGGGGCACAGCATGTGCTTGACGAAGAGTTTCAAAAAGAAGGCTATAGACAGGAATATGATGCTTGGCAAATTTTAAAATACGAATCCGGGACCGATTCTTTTGTAGGGTATTTAGATTTAACAGTAGTGGCGCCCGAGGACGATGCCGCTATAGAAAAATGGGCGGAGATGCGATCTGAGTTATTAAGTGATATTGGGTATATTTATGAGTGGGGGGCGGACGATGACGACGGCAACCCGAAAGATAGCCCGATAAAACTAGAAGAATGCAGTTTTATAGACCGACTATATGTAGCAACGGATAGGCTTTTTGCAGAGTCACAAAACAATATTGATGCTAGCGACGACACAAATAGCCCCCACTTGCCTTTCCTTATTGGCAGCCCCCTTCGGCCTGTTAAACAGGCGAATTTCGATGGTAGTGTAGCGTGGAGTAACCTACCGACGATTAGCCGACAGATTTTTCCCCACTTCGAAAGACACCCGGGGGATAGACGCGCTACAATTAGAGTAATGACTAGTGATGGTATTATTTGGTTCAGTTCGACTAATCTTATCGTACAGGAAGTGGGGAAGGGAGACTCTGAAACAGTCGGCCCCTTGCCTACGTTTGATGGGACTACTGGAATATTTTTGCAATCAAACCCAAGGACTTTTGCTATTAAAGGTGGGCTTATTAGCGCCGACGACTATCAATGGGCTCGTTCGTGGGAATACAATTGGAGCAGGTATCTAAAAGGAAGCGAGACTCACCAAAGCGGAGCAAGGGTTTTCTTTTTTTATAACGGCTGGTTACTTGGGGGGCATTTGTTGAATTACTCGTTATCAGAAGCAGCCTCCTCTCCGCATTATTGCGCAATACAAATTTCTATATATGTTACAGACTATAAACCATTACCAAATACATCTGGCGAATGGGAAGAGTCAAGTGGGGAAAACTCAGGGAGTTACTATAGAAAAACTGGACAAACTTTAGACGAGGTAATGGGTCAATGAGCGTAAGACAATATTTGCCAATAGTTTATATAGAGGGAATAAAATTCCCATGTCTAGGAATTACTATATCTTCAGGCATTGGGCAGCCTACTAGTATTAATATTCAACTTCCTCCCACGAGCACAATGCGTCCGGATTGGGAAATTGAAGAGGCCACAGAAGAACAAGAAGACGACGGGTATATATGTGACTTTTCTGCAGAGGGAATTCAGCCTAAAAGCACCATACATGTTTTCTTACAAGATAAAAAGAATAAGGAAGAGATATTTCTTACGCAGGGAGTTATTTCTACTGTTGCGCAACGCGTTTCAGCCCAGGGGTTAGTTTATATAATAACGGCCGTTGGTGGCTTGGGTATTTTAAATGAAATAAGAACATATATGTTAGATTACCTACGAGGGGTAGAAAGCGCGTCGGGACAGCAGGTTGCTATTTCCGAGTTAAACAAGCTTCCTGGCTTAGAAGTGGTGCAATTACCCGCACAAATTTGGTCAACCTTAATGGAGAAAGGCTTCGGCGTCGGCATTAGAGATTATTTAGAATCGGCGGCAAAGGGGTCCAATGATTACTTAAATCTAATCTGGAGGCTTTATCGTTTTTCTCAGCGCTTTGTCTGCGTGGGAGGAAAAGAAGTTGAACAGAATATGTTCTGGGACGATAATATTCTTGAGACAGTACAGGACAAGATCCAATCGATTTTAAGCGTGGCGAATGGAATGGCTCCGGTGGCAGATACCATTACACAGATTCTTCAATATGCTAGAATGAACCTTATTAATAATATAGCACCTAGCTTTGTCAACGTTTCGTACCCTAGCGGAATAGAAACACCTTCATTAATGATTGTATCCGAAGAAGAACAATCCAATAACGCGGTAGACGAAACGAAAGAAGGTCAGGCTTTTTGGGAGAAGGTAACCGCTACAACAGACACCTCAAAGAAAGCAACAATAGATAAAAATATTCTCCCGGATAACGAAGACACTTTAATGTTGTCAGACATATTAATAATGCCCGAACTCCCCCTTGCCCCGCCACCGAGATGTAATGTCTTATTTCCAACGCAATACCAGGGTTACGACTTTTCTCAATCCTTTTATCACAAGCCAACTAGAGGCTGGTGCCAAACGTCAGCGTCTCAAGCCTTCGTGAATAATACAAGCGATGACTCTCCGCTCCTTGTATTGCCAGAAGATATAAGAGAGGGTATTAATGAATATGGGGTTCATTGGGCTTCCCCTGAAGAAATGTATCGCGGGATTATTTATTCTCAGTTTAATTCGTTGCGGCCAGACTACTTGCTAGATAATAATGATGCGTTTATAAAGGGCGTGATGAAACATGCGTACGAACGGGCAAAGCATTCCGGGAACGCGCTCTCTATCACTGGAGGAGCCCTTAACTTTAACCCTGTTTTAGGCCTGCCAATACTAGTTTTAACCGAAAGCGAAAATCATATGATTGGTACGCTTGTTGGGATTTCACATACAATTACAACACAGGGAAGTCATACGGAGTATTCGATAGCAGAACCACGAGATTACAAAGAGTCTATACCAGAGTCAAGCTCGGATCTATTCTGGTCAAGCAAGGTGTTTGACAATTCGGTAATTGGCTCGTTGTTATACCACCAGATTCTTGGGAAGAATTATGCATATTCTTTAATAGAAACCGCAGAAAAATACCCTACGATAGACGAGCTTACATTAGCAGATCTACCTCACGAGATTTTAACAATTATAGAAAATAGCAACCCCATCTGGACTGAGTTGTCCGAAGAAATAGACTTGTCGGAAATAAAAATAACCGATGTATTGTTTAGCGATATGTCTATTTTAGCTCATCTAGAAACCGTTGATACCGAGACAGAATCTATAGTAGACCTACTGGGCACTGGTGGTGTTTTGGATGTAGCTGTTCAAGAGTTCTTTGGGGATAGCACTGATACCGAAACGGCAGAAGAAATGATTGATAATCTTAACACTCTTTCCTCGGTATTAGGTGCTAGTATAGATGAATACGAAGATATTACCACAAAGAAAAGAGCGCCTGACGCGATTGAAAAAGCTGTGGACGCGCTGTTTGCGGAATACAAAGATCAAGGCAGTCCGGATCAATATGTGTATAACTACGGGAGAAGAATCCCTGTGGGTCGTGATCAACTTTTTACAGACTTCTACGGCGCGAGGGGGTCTTCCGATCGCTTTTCGTATGTGGGTGGATATAGCGTACAAAAGAACACATTAACGCCGCGTGTAGACGATACGCCCGGGACTATTGGCGAAACAACAATGCCTATATTCGGATTACCCAGCATAGACAGCACTGAGGCGCCAGACAGCACTACTGGCAGTGCAACAGAAGAAGCTGACGGAATGGAGAACGTAGAAGCCGGAGAACAAATAATTGACGACGCTAACGACATTACTCTTGTTAAGGGCGAGCCTATTAGCGCTGACTTTGACATAGGCGGTTGTTTTTATTTAGAGAAGCAGAGGGCGTTAATAGGCCCAGCTAATACTTTGTTGACTCTCGTAGAAAATTCTATTTTTCAAGATATAACACAAATCTCAGGTGCTGGCGCTTTGAATATAGGACTATCATTGCCAAGCATTGTAGAAGAAAACACAGGCAGCTACGGAGGCGATACTAATGGCGAATGAAGAACTAAAACAACACCAACAGGACCTGTGGTCTAGTTGGAGCGTTTCTAAGGACGATACACACATGTCTAGTCTCTTAGACTCTCTACAGCCCCTCATAAAGAGCCGTATAACGAAGTTTGTGCGCGGGCCTATACCATATAGCGTATTATTGGGTCAGGCTAATCTACTGGCGCGTGACGCGCTCGAGAAGTACGACCCCGAGAAGGCGCAGCTTACCACATATCTAGTGCACCAGCTCCGCCCAATGGAGAGGTTCGTGTCTCAAAATCAAAATATTAAATACGTCCCCGAGCACGTTTCTATGGAGTTTGGTCGATATGAGAATACGCTCCGCACCCTCGAGAACTCTCTTGGTAGGCACCCTACTCATGAAGAGATTGCAAAAGAGATGGAGGTTACTCAGCGAACCGTATCTCTTATTGAGAAGGGAATCGCCCCTGAGCAGATTGCGTCGTCAGTACCTGGAGAGATGGGCGACGAGTTGCAATTCTCTGAAGAAATTTCCTCTCGACAGGGTGACCTCGCTGCTTATTTGAGAGCGGAACTAGGCGGGAATCAACTGAAAGCGTTCGACATGATTTCGGGTCGGAAAGGAAAGGCTAAGAGCCCACAGGAGATAGCAGAAAAACTTAAAGTCGAAGTGGGGGACGTCTATAATTGGAGACGACAATGGACCGATCGGCTGAAAGAAGTTGAAAATTGATAAAGTGTAAGAAAGACTCCATATTGCCAGACCCAGACCCTGGGCAGTCTCCAGGGCAGGGCCCTAGCCAGGGCTCAGGGTATGCCCCTGGCATAACCCCGGGCACCCCAGGAGCGGGGCCAGGGGCGGGGAGCGGCCCATCATCAGGTGGCTCTCAAAGTGATGTAGAACAGGGCGGTGGTGGCGGTGGTGCACAGCCAGGTAATGAGCCTAAGCTTAATGTCACGAAAGGGATGTCTTGCGCTGGGCCAAACCTTCCAGAAGGCGCAGAAAAGGTTATGGGGGCTATCCAGAACGGAGTGGGGGCCGTCTGTGCGATGGGGTGCTTTGTTAAAATGTTAATTCTAACAGCAAGGCAGGACGTAGAGGGCCTTAATATAGACCTAAGCGAAACCTTTACTTCTCTACAAAACATGATGTTGGCTTTAGCTGGGAGCTCTCTCACACCCGTTACCAACTACGCACTAGGGATGCTAAATACCATAGCGGCCCTTTTGTCAAATACTATAAATGAAATCGCTGATATCGTGGGGAATTTTGCTAATATTCTTAAATCTATGGTGGCAAGCGTTGTCATGCAGTCTCTCGGAGCTTTAATAATGGCAATTGCCCAAAACACAGTAAATGCTCTGAAGCAAGACTTACAAAACAGAATCGATGTAATAGAAGACATAAAAACAGACAATGGCTTAATAAGGCGAAAAATGCAGTCTGTCTCTGGCTTAGGCTTTTGGGATGATTTAAAAGCAGCTATTATTGCTTCGCGAGGAAGCGTCCGTAGCGCTAAGAGAAACTTGGCTAGTGGCTACTCAAACCTTGGCGGGGGGCAAGATGCTTCTCCTAGGATAGAGGCCGCTGAGCGCAATTTATGGCAGTCTGTATGGCATCTATCTTCTGATAGCGAAAAGGAGGCTTTGCTTGGAGAAGGCATGGAAAACACAGGCGCCTGGTCTATTGAGTGGGATGCTCTTAATATCTACAAGGGTGGTTTTTCACAGGTGAGTATCTATTTTTCTGAAGCCTGGGCGGCTATCCAGAGAATTTCGTCTAATTACACGTGTTTAATACGCATCGGCGGACGCCTCTCCATCTATCAAACCATTTTACTTGCCGTAGAACGCCTTGTCGACTTTGTTGTTGATTTTACAGACGATCAATGGAGTGCTAGCGAGTTTATTGGTGCATCTCTTAGCTTTAAAATTCCAGGAGTAAGCTCTATGTTGATTGGGGTTCACGACAGGTTAGCTGGTATAGAAACATCCATGAATGATGTTGTCGCTAACGACCAAAAATACATAGCCCCCGTAATGTCTGAGACTTGGAAGACAGAACTTAACGCCCTTCGATATGTTTTAAATTCTCTTATAGGCGGAGCGCCTATTGTCGATATTAATATAGGCTTATTGGATCCTAGTAAATTAGTGATATCGCCACAGGCTTCACAAATAAGCGTAGACGCTCTCAATGACTTCAACGCAATAATGCATCCAGAGTACGAGGGGGCTTTTTGTATAACTGATGCTGATTTTACCCAGGACCGTGTCATGAGCCTGGCTGAGTCTTTTGTTGGGCTAAGCCTTTCTGTACCTAATATCATATTCTCATTTGATTCATGGAAAGAAGATTCTATAAGCTTCGATAACCAGATATCATCTGTTCAAGATTATGATATGTCCATTCTCGATTTAATAGCCCGTTTTAGCGGATACGAGCACGACTCGTTCGATACGCTATCTTATCTGCTTGAAAAAATCGGCGGGAAAGACCTTGTGGCGAGTTTAGAAAAGGGGGAGTTGGCGGAGGTTTTGTCAGCGGGGGCGGATTACCTTGGACCAATAAGCTCCGTCTTAGATTGCCTAGGGGTTGTTCTGGAGGGGTTTGATATTGACACAAGCAACCTTCCCGCTTCTCTAGGAATAGAAATAGAAGAAAAAATGGCCGTTATATTCGGCGATGCGCAGGTAGCCCAAAGAAGCGGGATGACAATGCCAGCAATCCAATATAATATAATCAGTGACTTACAAGAAAAAATATCATCGAAGATAGCTTATATAGGTGATCTTATAGGGAGACTACAGAGGGGGTGCCCGGAATGAAAGATATAACAACTGTAATTTTTAGTGGCGGAGAAAATTCAAATACTTATACGACAGCTAAGGGCCTAAGGGGCCGAGAGCTCTCTTACGGGAGAAGCGGGGCGTCTTTGTTGACCCAAATGATAGTTTCTTGGCTCTACAAAACCCCGGGGAGGGACGCGATAGACCCTTCTTTTGGGGGTGGGCTTGCAGAATTAGTATATACGAATCCGTCTGACAGAGCCAATACAGAACATAAAATAGTAATGGCTGTCGCCGCCGTAGAAAGCCAAATGAAAGCATTACAGACGGGAAAAGATTACCCGCGCGATGAAATGTTGAAACGCCTTGCAATCCATCCAACAAAGGGTATAATTTTCCATGAGGATACACACCGCTGGGAAATAAATATTATAGCCGAGTCGTTGGCTAACGAACAGATGGTTATTAATGTACCCATAGGAGATACAAATGTATGAGAGAATATTAAATTTTGTAAAGAATTACCTAGAAGAGTTCGAAGAATTTCAGGACATGGCGTTCCGACCAGGTACTGGTATCTGGGATTTATTCGTAAAAGCTTTTGCAATGCTATACCGCCGCGTGATGATTCTATTAGATACGGCCGTTGCTGATCTAGACATAAGAAATTATGCCACAATGACCGAGCGGGCCATGAATATGCTTGGGCGAATGTGGTTTATAGAAAGAACAGAGGGCGGCTATTCGTATGGACAAGTTAGGGTTTATTTAACTACCCCCGTTTCGGCAAACGTACCATCCGGGATTACTTTTTCTACAGCCGATAACAAGCAGTTTAAAACTTACGAGGACGTTTCTTTTAGTGCTACTCAAGTAATGAACAATAGAAGCGGAAATGAATTTTATATATCTCTTCCTGTGAGATCTATTCAAAAAGGTACGCAGTATAACGTGCCGGCTAGATCGGTAACTAATGTAATTTCCTCAACAACCCTTCCTTGGGCTAGCGTTACAAACCTACAGCCGATAACAGGCGGGGCCGCTAGCGAGAATAATACAGAATATTATAATCGCATTGTAAACTCCGTAAACACCCGTGATCTTCTTATTACAAAGGGGAGCGTGGCTACTAGCTTATACGAAGCTTTCCCCACATTTACAGATATAGAAGTTGTCGCAGCGGGGGATGATAATATGGATAGAGATCTTTTATTAGGTGTTGTAATGGGCGGAGACGGGGAAGAGCCATATACAAAATCGGACTTCTATGGAAAAACTTTAGGGTCCCTAGAAAGAAATAAAAGCGAAGCCCATTGGTATTCTATTGACACACAAACACCGACGAGCGACGACGTAGGCTCGGAGCTTGCCAACGACGAATATTGGGATCTTGCCGCTTATGATTTGGATTATTTTCAATGCAAGGGAGGATCTTTGTTTTCAGATCAATTTGAAAACAATACAACCTTCACTGACGTTGACTCTAATTGGATTGCATACGATAACGGCTACGAATATGGGAGAACTCAATACTCTCAAAGTATACATGCCTATAATGGGTATTTATTAATAGGGGAGACTGCGTCAACTCAGTCTTCTACGATATAGGAGTATTATGACAATATTAACACAAAGCGGGGCCCTCGGGGTAGAAGATTCTAATATTATTCCAGAGACTAGCGCCGATCAGTTTATATGGACGGCCCCCGGGATGATTCGAAAATTAACAGAAGTGGATTCTTTCGAAAATACAGCTATTACAGGAGGCGGGCTTTCTACGACGGATACCAGACAGAATCCATCAGTATTCTTTTTAACAATAGCGCGCAGAGGGCCTGATGATAACGTTTCTATAGGCAGTTATTTCGATGGCTTTGGTGTTGCCCTAATACCTATTTCAGAGGAAGACTACGCTAATGGTAGGTTTAACCTTTATATAGTTGACAACGAGCCGGCTGCTAGAGAAGTTATTTTGGGAGAAAAATTACATACGGGCTGGGGCGACTACGGATATCTTGCGGCAACAAGTGTACCTTTCTATGCTACAACAGTAGACGACTCTTATTTTTACAACTTCGAGCTTTTGGTAGACGAAGATAACGCGTTGCGCTTTTCTCTCTGGGAAAGCACCTCTCTTAAGCCAGCTTCCCCTAGTATTACTTACGGCGCACATGTTCCTTCTGGCGAGGGAAGCTATTGGGGTGTTTCTACGAGCCGGACCGATGGATATAAGTGGAGAGTCGGCAACATGGCTTTATGGGGCCGGGGTGAAAAGTATGGTGTTCTTGAGTGTAAGCTATCGACAGAAAATATATCAGAAACAGCCATTGTAAAAGCACACGCATATGCTTCAGGATATAATTCGGATGATGTAACCGACGACGCGGGTGTGAGTCTGTTTATAAAGAATCAAGAAACTGGGCTATGGGAAGAGAAAGATTCTAACGAAAGTTCTGTCGGCGGAGAAAGTGCGCTTCTCGATTCGGGAGAGCTTCTCTTGTCTACATATGCTACCGCGTCAATACCGCAGCGTATAGAGGCTACAGTCGCCCCAGCGTACCCTTCTAGTTACGGAAACGGCTATGACTCAATTGTTAACGTAGACTATATATGGGCAGAATCGTGGGATGCCGCAGTTGCTCATATTGGCGGAAAAAGCGATGTTTATATAGAAGAAGGCACCCTACCAACCCTGACATACATTGATTTATACAATACAGGGACAATAGAGTTTCTCGTCCCATCTAATACAAAAATCCAAGATGTAGCTGATTTTATACAGCCGATTCTATGGGTTTCCGAAATAGAGTCTCTTGATATAAACGGCGACCCGACTGGGGTTTATTTAAGCCTTAATAGCGATTATTCGTTTAGCTGCGAAAATCCTAATTATAGATTTTCTATAGAAGAGACAATAAAGATTATTCTCACCACCCCTAATCAAAACATTAGAGTGCATTACTATACTTATTCTAATATTAACGCGGCGCAAATCTACTGTGACGAGTCTTTACATCGCAATATAACTAATGATATTTTAGCAAAGGCTAAACAACCGCTAGAATTATTTATAACAATGACCGCAACAACCACTCTTCTTCCGCCTACTATAAGAGGTGCTATTTCACAATACCTCACCCAGGCAGAAGATTTAGAAGTAACATTCGCTACACTCGAAGCCCTCGTCTTAGCCCTCGAAGGGGTTTCGGCAGCTTCTATAACCAGCGTTACTCAAAGATTGCATGAAATAGATGGTTCTACAGAAGATACTGAATTAACCGAAAAAATAACCAGGACGAACATACAGCAATTTTGTCTCGTCGACGATGCGGAGCATATTGAAATTGGATAAAATATGGCGCTAGAAAAAAACCAAGAAGAGCACTCTAATAATCTTAGTTGGCGTGGCTTTGATGTAATATGGGATAATCTCAGTAATTTCTGGGATAATATGCCCGGGAGAGAATATCTTACTATTGTATGGAAGGCGTGGGATGCTCTTGTTAATCCTTTGAAATATTATATTAGAAGAAAATCTCTCGATCATTCTATTTTTTCAGAGTCTTATAATAAAAGAAATATTTACGCAGTTCCTATAAAGCTTACATTCCCTTTATCTTCTGAGAGTCATAGCTTTTATGTTAATTCGGAATTTGCGAATATTACCGTTTTAACAGATTATATAAATTCTCCTGAAAATATTCTTAGGTCTTCAAATGGTGACTTTACTTTTGCTCGCGGTGACACAGACTCTGACCGTGGTATTATAACTTTCTCGAGCGAGAGTTACTCTAACTCTATGTGGGTTACTCAGTATAAGTTGAAAAAAATCAACGAAATCGTCGGCCGCTTCGGGGTTTTCGTAGATTTCGATCGCAAGACTAAATACGAAACGAAGACTATAGAAGAAATTCTTGGATTAATGATGGCACAACAACTTGGGCCAACCATCCCGCGTCTTGAGGCCGGGGTAAATATTATCAACGAATGGCCCTACTCTCCCGCGGGGGGCACGGTATCGTCAGTTAATGATTCTCGTATCGTTGTGAGGAAAGACGCCGGTGGCTCTTCGTTTATCTACAACAATATTGACTTAGACTTCGAGCATCGCGAAGATGGCGATGGGGATTTAGTTGACACTACAGAAGGCTCTGTCATTATTGAATACAGCCCGCTTACAAAGGCGGTTCGCTTCGACGACGTAATTACAATGCCCGATATGCACTCTCGGTTCCCTATTAGTTACTACGAGAGATGGCACACATTCCTGGTGAGATTTGACGAAGGCCTCCCCGACACCACCTCCTTTGTTGATGCAACCACATCTGAAGTAACATATGATATAGACTGGGATTGGTCGCAGAGATTTGTCGAGCGTAATAAGCCAGTGGGTGCGAAGCCTTACTATATGGTGTATATAAACGCTAGGCCGACCTCGGGCGTTTCGGCTACGTCGTATGTAGATCTCCCCGCCCCAACCTGCGGAATTATTACAAGCTGGACGGAGTTTAACGAATTACCGCCGACATGCGGAATTCTTACAAATTATAATATAGAGTTAAATATTCCGATCAATGGGGTGTTCACTACCTTTGGCATTGATATAGACACCATTCCCGCAGCGTCGATACTCTTGACGGCTTTTGTTAATTTTAGTGGATTTGATATAATAACAGGGGTAGAGTCATCGCTAGAAGATGGTGGCGATGTCATTATTTATTTAGACGAAGCAGCAGAATTAGAAGAATTCTCAGAATTAGGAGTGTAATATGGAGACAATAAACAAATCAACAACTTGGGGCGATGCGGTAGATGATATTAATAGTAATTTTGACGATGTAGATTATTCCGAACATCTACACCTGCCACGCGTGAATGATGAAAATATGGCAACCACGGGGGGGACAAAGGGCGAGCTTGTATACAACGTGTTCGATGATTATCTTTATTATTGCACCGCGACGGCCGATCCGGGCACCTGGGCAAAAATAAAGACATTTTAAAGGAGGCAACTAATGGGAACAATAATAATGGTAAACAAAGAAGCCGATGTGCAGTATAATCACATCAAAGTATATAAGCCGACGACGGGCACAATTCCCCCGGGGTACGGCGGCTGGGGCATAAGAGAGCGCGACGAAGGGCTGGCGTATCGCGCGCCGGTTTTGTGCGCAGCCTATCCTATACCCGGAGGCACCAGAGTAAGCAACGTTGCCTTTATGCTTTCTGACGAAGAGGGCATTGCGAGCCCATATGTTTCGTTTGGGATATGGCGAGAGAATAACTTAGCACCCCTGGTAATGACGCGCATTGCGGGGTTTAAAATAGAAGAGGGCGATGTGGGCGCCTGGGAAATGGATGTCAGGTACACCGTTAACTTCGACTCGATTTATTTAACCCCGAGCTCGACTTATACATATTATCTATGCGTATACGGCGACGGCTTAAAATTGCACCGCACTAATAGCGGAGCCACTTCTGATGGCGCGATGTTTTACGATGATGGCATTTTCCCTATAACTGACATCAATCTCGCCACGGCCACTACAATTGACGTAGCTGACCTAACCGACACCACTGCGGCTATCTCCGCCGAAATGTGGGGGACCGTTACTTCTTGGGAACAGGATCTAAACGGCGGATGTATTTTAGAAGAGTCTACTGATTGGCATGACACGGGAATTACAGCAAGCGACTGGAATGACCCTACTTCTATTCAGGAAGATGACGCTAATGTCGCAACGTCTAACACAACCGGGGCTAGAATTTGGATTGATTTAGGAGATGGCTTGGATCCTACTACAGCATGGGAAGATTTGCCTGCGGCTACTAGGGTATTATTCCCTGACTACGAGACCACGGGGGTTCGTGCGTGTGCTAGAGTATATGCAGAAGGAACTATAGACACAGGCGGAGAAATTTCGATAGAATGGTCGGATATAGACTCTACCTCAAGACCAGTGTCTGGGTGGCAGAATCTACTGGTGATAGATGAGCCCGGTGCGTTTGACACAACGGCCGACCTTCCCGAAATCGCCCGCTGGCTTAAAATAGAAGAAGAGGGCTCTCCGGCTATCAACGACGAAATCTCTTACTTCCGCATAGATCAATTCCGCGTTGGGATAGATGACGGTGAATTTCACGTGGATCATAGCGCTGACCCGCACCACGTGTGGGTAAAAAACTACCCGCTTGCAGACATGGTTTACAAAACCTCAATTGGCAACATTGCAGGCGCCGAGTCAGAAACGTCGGAAGAGTTCACTAACAGAATAAATAAGGACTAATGCCTGAAAAGTATATAATAAAAGACGGCGCGATTCGCGACTTAGCGGATGATTATAGCGATCTGCAGGGTGTTTTAAATAGCAACCTGCAGACTGCCGTCGCATTATTTGCAGAAAGACCTGGCTTGCTTTTTGAGAACGAAACTGATTTCATAATCACCGTTGGCGTAGAGAGCTTAACTTGCTCCAATATCAATAAGATGATTTTTGGCAATAACATCTGCGTTACGCCATCTGAGGCCGAGATGGGGGTTTCTGGTGGTTCGCTCCCTCTCGATACGGAGACTACGTATTATCTATATTTTTCGTTGATTGAAGTAGAATCCGATCCCGGCACTTACGAAGAAGGCTACCCAGAAGGCGACACAGAAAATACCACAATCACATACGATGTTGAGTTGCAACTACTTGAGGGGACAAAAGAATCCGAGGCGCTTCTAAAAATCTGCTCGCTTTCATATGAATTCGTTGAAGAAGAAGAAGAGGGGGCGTGGGTTGCTAACTACGAAGGGGTGTCCCTTAAACTTCGTAGCGATCAACAAAAGACGGGGCTGAGTGCGCCTGAGAATATTTCATATACAAATATCTTTCAGAGGCAGCTTATTAATTCAGAGGGCGCAAATACCGTATCTCCGACAACCAACCTTTCGCTTAGCGGATTGCTTCTCAAAGTCGAATGGGACGCTCTTCTCAACAATCGTGGCATCTACGGCTACGAAGTAAAGCTAACCCCATGTCGTGGCGACGAGCCTGTTGTCAACTTCTCCGAAACAAAAATTGTCCCCGCTCAGCGTAGTGAGACTTCGCATTCTATACACATGGAGGTTTGCGAGGGTGTATATTATAGATTAGAGGTTCGTGCCATCGGTACGGGCTTTTCCCCTGGCGACTGGAGCAATCCTATATTGTTATTGGCGGGAAGTAGCGGAGAAATTCCAGACGTACCTGATCTTTCAATAACTGAGGAAGCCCCGCCTAGCGTATTAAACATCATGACTTCAATACCAAATCCGCCTTCAACACCGTATTTTATACAGATATTCAAAAACGCAGAAGTGATTTATGAGGGTGCGCCAGGCCTACATAGCCATATGCTAGCCCCGACAGATACTAATGTAGAAATAAAAACCCGCGTGGTAGCCGGCGGCGGAGTGTGCTCGGGATTTGCAACATTTTCCGAAACATTTACGGCGGTGATCTTTGACGGCGCACTTGCCACGGAAGTTGGTATGCTTGCAATACCAATAGACTTAATAAGCACACATGAAGATCATTTTTATAGTGAAAACACTTTAACATGCGAAGCCACTGTCCCCAGCGGGGGAGATGATATTAAAGTTGAGATAGGTGATTACGAAAAAGAATTGGTAAGCATCCAAGAAGGCGTAGTAATTACAGCCGTTATATCTAATTCGTCAAAGCCGCTTATTGTCCCGAATGGCGCCTATACTATAACTAAAATAACAGAAAATGATAACGAATGGTCTGTTTTTTTTGAAGGCCAGGGCATTAGCGCCGCTGGAAGCGGTACATGTGATTTAGAAATTTATAGTCCGGTTGGGGTATTAAACGAACCAATCTCAATATTTTCTATCCCCGGCGATATAAAAATCACAAGAATGAGCTTTGTTTCTCGAGCCTGTTCGATAATAGATGGTGCCGTCGAAAACTTAAGTCTTCAAATAGACACGGAAAACCGGGAATCACCATATTCCCTAACGCTTTCGGGCAATCGACCGGGGCTATATGTTGGCTCGTCCAATCCTTACAACACGGATGACTGTATGCATATTTACCAGCGGGGTAATATAGAAGACCCCTGCGTCTTAACAGATTCTGCAACGTGCCGAATAGTAGCTGACTATTACGGGGGGACATTAAATGTAAATGGCACTCTCTTGCTTTACTACGAAAAGGTGAGCGAATGATTACAAAATATGTACAGACGGGGTTGATTATTAGCTTCACCGACTTCTACGACGAAATTCAAGACAATGCGATTGCTAATCTCCAGGAATTTCTTTCTATTGTTTGCAAGACCCCTGGCGTTAAGGTGGCGGATGAAGAATTCGAATGCAGTGTTGACCGTGGGGTGCTTAAGGTCGACATCGGCCAGGCGGTCTTCCCCAATTACGTCCCATTCTTTCCCGGCACCGAAAGACACGTCGAATTAGACCTGTCGACGATAAACCAACTTAATGAATACGAGGTCGTCTTTCAACTTACCGCCGACGATGTGCCCGAGAGTCACCCATACCCCTTTGTTCCAATAGGCAACCCCGATCCCGCTGAGACTCCGCAGTCAATGCGGCATTACGCAATGGAGTATAGGGCGACTAGAATTATAGTAAGAGAAGAAGAGGCGCCTGACAACTACACACTACAGCTAGCCAGACTTTATTACGACAATGGTTGGGTAATAGAAGATATGCGTACCCAGCTTGAGTTGGTTAAGCCGCTGTCTTTTGACGGACATGACGAGCCTAATCTTCTAGCCTCGTCGACTAATTTGTCTAAATTAAGACACGTGCCTGAGGGGCGGGCTGATATTACTATAAATAATCAATCTGACATTACTAATATCGCCCCGGGTTCGAGAGCGATTGTATCATGGGACCCCATGGATGAAATGGGATTTTACATTGCAAGAATTCACATTCACATCGATATTCTAGCCCCGGACGGCAGTGATCTTCTTTCGCAGTCTAGGCTCATATTTCATTACGGAGGCACGGAGCGCATTTACACATCTATCCCCTGCGCAAATGGGGTAGATTACATAGCGAAGCTTTTCTATTCCCCATCTCTTCTTAACCCGCGCTTTGTTAACCTTGGCGAAGCAAACTTCCGCGGTGGGGCACAGAATTATTCGGACGAGATTGCGACGCCTGCAACATCATATTCAATAGAATATCTTTATAATACGAGTCGTATAATACGATATACCCCCGGTGAAATTCCGAGCAATGCGGAATTAATGAAAGTTTATATTTATGATCGATTTGAGGGAGACGATGCCGCACCACCAACACTTCCTTATCAGTATTTATACAAAGAAATGTCCCCCGGGCCATTTACATATTTCGCCAGCGAAGATTCTGTAGATATAACAATAGAGGTTGTCTTCTGCGACGGAGGGCAACAAAACGTAGCACATTCTTCACAACAAACAATTGAACTCTCACGGGAGCCTATGAATTCGAATCAATTAGTTATTCCCATTTTTATCCCTGATGACGACGATGATGCCGTGGGAGAAGAAACAATATACGAAATGACAGCCTGGCGTAATTTTGTAATAGACAGAATCCGAGTGGTGGGGACCGGGGACTCTCAATCTGGTGACGACACGTTAGACGTAAAAGATGGCGATGGGAACGTAAGGTATTCCGTTGATTTTGACGAATATAACAACGGTGTCGCCGCATTTTCTGGCAGCGATCTGTATTTATTCGAAGAAGATGATGACATTGAATTTACTATAAGTAATGGTGCTGATCTTAGAGGTAGTACAATATACCTTACTGTAAGGGTGGTAGAATAATGTATTTACATCGCGACGGCTTGCAAATATCCATATCTGATTCAATCGCCCTTCTTCAAGAATCCGTTAATGATGACATCCAAAATACTATTAAGTTACTTTCAAATAAAGCGGGATGCTTTACTGACTCATATCTTATTACAGAGACAATAGCCCCCATCAATAGCAATGCGCCCAAGGCCCTTGCCATTAGAATAGGGAAAATAGTCTTCCCTAGCGGCGAAGTCTTTTTAGGAGAGGATTTTCTATACCAGCTTCCTATATATGAATCAGAATCAAATCAATACCTTATAGCTACGTACCAGCCGTTAAAAGACGAAAAGGCCGATTACCTTTGTGATTCAGTAGAAGAATATTACTTCCGTCGTAATGGTATTAAGCTTGAACTGCAAAATAACTTTATACAGACAAATCTCAACCAAGCGGTATTGGCAAAAGTAACGTTTTTCCCAGGAGAAATCTTAGAGATAAACGACTGGCGGCAGATGTTTTCTCCATATCACAAAACCGTTATGTCAGAAATTACCGCTTCAATTACAGAACAATACGAATCGGATTATCTCGCCTTCGCCCGCCTGCCGTTTAATATAGAGGGTAAGCTTGTCTCAAGATATTCTTTGCCAACGCGCCTTGCGGACATGTATAAACTTAGACACGAGATTTTAAACGACGCAACTAAAATCGCACAAATTGACAATACTATAATTAACTGTGTCGACGCCGACGGCTTCTCTTTGCCAGTCAACCTAATTCCTGTCGAATACTTACCCGCGGGAGTGAAGGTCGAAACATATATTAAGTCTCTCAACCCATATGATGCCAATGACGAATCCGAATGGCTAGAAATGCTTCCGCGTACCACTGGAGAAGATGAAGAGCCCGCCGGGGTAACCCCATCAATTTCTTGGTGTAAAAACATACCTGCGTTTACATATAGGCTGTCTACTGCTGATGGTATAGACAATCAGGTATATGGTCAGACGTGGTTTGCCGTAGATGTTGGCTGGTATGGTCTATTGGCAGATATTGATATAACAAAGCCGCCTACGAGTGAGAACAAAGTTGTCTTTCAGGGAGGCGTCGGCACGCCCGGAGAATCGTTATTCTTCCCACGAGAAAGCGACGGGGTTAAATTAGGCGCCCGCGCCGTGGGTGATGGTAATGTTACGGGGGTAATTACTGGCATTAATGAAACTTCAACGGTATTTACCGAGCCGATTCTGATGAAAATCCCATTTAGGGGACATGGAACTATTGATGATGACTACGCTGCCCAGCGATGGTACTCCTGCACAGATGGCAGCGTGCCCGTATTTCAATTACACAATCCATCAGAGAAAGGCATGTATATTACTAGGGTAGATGTAATAAACTACGGAACGGGAACTGGAGAATCCACTCTATATATCGGCGACGAAGAAATCTGCAGCGTTGATGAAGCGGCTGTTGCCTCGCCCATAGTGCCATTTACCGATAGCGCAACCGAGATTGAGATTTTTATTACGGGTCTAGGCGGACGAGATAGCAATAAAATCTTTTACATTAAATCAGATGATAGTTACATAAACTTCGATGGGGAGCTAACACTGCATGTCTGCTATTATCGATAAGATTAAAAAATACTCCAAGAATACCCTCATTATAATTCTCGTAATCGCACTTGGTATAATGCTAATCCTTCGAGGGTGTTCGGGCGACCACAACGAGAAAATAATCAAGAAGATTGCACAGAATACAATCGGAGAAATTAAAGAGAACTATTTCGAGAAGCCTAGCATATTTACACACGGAAAAGTTAGGGTTGACACAGTCTACGTCATTGAGTATTTAGACCCCCCTCCCACCGTAAATGTCTCAGGAGGTACCATAACCTCCTCAGGAGACGTTTCTTTTGAAATCGGGTATGGCAGCGCCTATTCGCTTTTAAATTGGCGTACGGGCCATTACTACGGCTTAGGGAGGATTTCTGTCCCTGACTCCAATCATATTGAGATAAATTACCCACGAATTGCTTTCGAGCCAATTCTGTCCGCGGGTTTGTCATTAAACGGCCCAGGTGTTAGTATAGAGACATTACATTTTAATAACTTTTTAACAATGGAGACAGCCTTGCATTTCCCAGTATTGTACATGGAGACGGATTATAATACCGAAGAGTTTAATGTGGGCGTCGCTGCCTCGATAGATATCTTCCCAGAGAACACCAATCTTCGCATCGGTGCCGCAGGGACAGTCGATCTCGGGGATCTTTCGCAGCGAAGATTCACGGTGTTTTTACATACAGATTTGGTGGGGTTTTAATATGAAAAAAAATATTATTATTACAACCTACTTTACAACAAAAAAAGATCCCCAGCGCAAAAGGAAAGTTGAGCCAAATAATTTTAATTATATAAAAAGTTGGTATAATAGCATAAAAAAACTAGGATTAAATGGTATTATTATTCACGATGACTTAAGCGATGAATTTGTTGAAAAATATACTTCGCCAAAAATTAAATTTAATTACTATCCAAACAAGAGCAGGCGATCTACAAATGACGAGAGATTTGTTGCTTACTATAAATTTCTCAAAGAGAGAAAAGATATAGCAAATATTTTTCTAACAGACTTACATGATATTACTTTTTTAAAAAATCCTTTTCAATTAATAGATGACAAAAAGTACGATTTGTATGCCGGAGACGATAAAGGGATTAAAATTATGAATAGTAGTTTTATGAAAAAAAGAATGACAAGGGCTTATGGAAAGGTTTTGTATAAAAAAGAGACCAAATTAATTGCGGGAATTATTGGCGGGTCTTATAAAAATATAATGAAACTATTAGATCAAATAATATTAGATTTACAGGATTTACAAAAAAAGAAAATTTTCAGCAATCTCAATATGGGCATTTTTAACAAGTGCGCTTATCAGTTGTTTGGGCCCGAAAGAATAATGTATGGCGAGCCACTTAACAGCAAGTTCAAAAGACGTCAAAAAACTGGCAATTTTTGTATCAGACATAAGTGAAATGATTAATTATAAAGATAAATATATTTTTGTTAGGGTACCGCGCACGGCCTCGCGAGCTATTTCTAGTATTTTAGATTGTCCTTTTCTGACACACACTCCGATTGAAAAACTAAAGACAAAAAAAACGAAAAACTTTTTTTCTTTTGTGTTTGTTCGCAATCCTTGGGATCGTTTAGTTTCATCATTTTTTTATTTAAAAAAAGGTGGGCTCCAAACCAAAGGGGACTTAAAACGAAAAAAAATATTTATTGATTCTTGCAATGGAGATTTTTCAATTTTTGTACATAAATTTTTTAAAAACAACGACGAGAAAAACCTCGTAGCCCAAAGCCCTATTAACCCCGTGCATTTTAGACATCAAGGACACTGGCTTAATATTAATGGTGTATTGGCAGTAGACTATGTCGGAAGATTTGAAAATATAAACAAAGATTGGGAATATATTTCAACTATAATAAAAAATAAAAACGAATTAAAAAAGACAAATTCATCGGAGCATTGTTTCTATAAAAAACATTATGATAAAGAAACAAAAGAAATCGTCGGAAAATTTTATGCCAATGATGTGCTACAGTTTGGATATGTTTTTTAGGATGAAATGAAACTATATACAGAGGATAGCCAAATTCAATATTTTGCAGATAAGCACTATAAAGGTAGGCGCAAGGGGACAAGCCTGAAAGAACGGCTATGTGGAATGGATAAAGTATTTACACTTATAGATAAAAATGATACCATTTTAGATATCGGGTGAGCAGAGGGTTTAATTTTGAATAGATTTGGTGATTTTACGCTAGGCAAAAAGGTTGGATTAGATTTGCAGAAACTTTCAATAAAACTTGCAAAATCTAAATTCCCGCATTTAATTGATGATAAAATAATTTCTTATATAGGCAATCCCAATGGGAAAACACCGCCAAATACCAATGTCAGAATTTTACACCTCAAATCAGATACCTATGCAAAGGAGATAAAAGACCGCCTAAATATGCCATTTGCAAAGAAGTATGTGGAAAAATATTTATGATCGCCATATGTATACCGACCTGGAACAGAAAAAAATTTACCGAAGAATGTCTTGAATCATTTAAAAAGTTTACTAATTTTGATTTAGTAACTAAAGTTATCATATATGATAATAATTCATCTGACGGAACCCTAGGCATTGTGAAGAACAGTGGTATAAATTACAAAACAGGAAATTACCCTGGGGCCTGGGTGGGGTTTAATGAACTGTTTAAAGACATAAAAAAAGTCCCTTCAATTAAATATATTGGAAAAGTTGATAATGATGTTGAATTTACACAGCCTTGGATAGAAGAAATCATCGAGGAGTTTGAAAAAAGGAAAAAACTTGGAAGTATTCGCTATGGGCTCTCAAGTAGCAATGGGGGCACGCATCCATTTGAAAGCGGAGGATATCATGGCGGCCTAAAGATTTTTAGAAAAGATGTTGTTGTTCCCATAAAAGGAAAGGGACGTTGTGGCTCTAATCCAATTAGTGATAATATACAAAAGAAAAATATGACAATGGGGACATTAGGTGTTGGAATCCGTATGTTGGATAAAAAATATCCATACTTAGCAAAAGAATACAAGGGGGAAAAATGGCAAAGGTGAAGCACCTTATTCTAACAAAATTCAACATCCCCATGTTTAAAAACAAAGATGGCGCTAGTGAAAAATGGATGAAAGATCGATTTAAAATATTTAACGCGGCTTGTTACCCATCAATAACCAATCAAATAAATCAGAATTTTCAATGGCTTGTATTTTTTGACCCAAAAACAAAACCAAGGTGGAGAGATAAAATTAAAGAATATAAGAGGATAACACCCATTTTCTGTGACTGGAAAGATAGATATAAAGAAATTAGCAAAAAAACAGAAGGTTATGACCATCTTATAACAACTAGACTTGACAATGACGACGCCTTGGAAGAAAGAAGTATTGAGGCCATACAAAGAGAATTCAAAAGCCAAAAATATCAATATCTAAACTTTAGAAAAGTATTAATAACCAATGGTAAAAAAATTAAACTTAGTAACGAGCCATCCAATCCATTCATTACCTTAATTGAAACACGCCCATTTAAAACTGTATGGTATCTTCAGCACGGGCAAATTAAAAGAGAGCGGGCAACAAAACAAATCGAAAATATGTATATGGGACTAAGAATAATTCACCAGGATAATGTGAGCAATCAATTTATAGGAAAAATGTTAAATATTGATATTAAGGAGACTCTTTCTAAATTTAATATTAAACATGGGAAATTAATAGATGCTATCCAATGATATAATAGTTTCTTTGGTTGTTCCAATGGGGCCTAATGACTCAAGACATTTTGCCATTATGTTACAGACTCTTGAACACCAAACCGCGAAAAAATTTGAAGTGATTGGGGTTGTTGACGGAGGGGACGAAGAAAAAATACGAAAGCAAGCAAAAGATCTCAATTTGTCTTTCCCTTGTAGGGTTATTAAGTCCCCTAGATTATCTAGAACAGATCTCCCGCACCGCAATCACGCAAGAAATGCAGGATGCAAAGTAGCCAAATCTCCACTCATTTGGATAATAGATGTTGACCAAATTATTTCATCTAATGCTATTGAGCAAATAGGAAAAGAACAAAAAAAGGACCTAAAAAACAAAACTCCTAGTATTTATGTTATTCCTTTGTTTGACGTAAGTTTATCTCCTCGGCAGTGGGTAAGTTATTACAAAGATTGGGAAAAAAGCAAAAAATCCATTCAGTCTCTTTTTGACTCTGTAAAGAAAGACGGAGCCGGCTTTGGGCGTTTAGGGAAATATTATCGGGAAAACGGGGATACCGTTAATATAAAAAAAATACAAGAAAATATGCCTATTATTCCCAATCAACTTTTCGAAGCTCTTAAGGGCTTTGATGAGTCTTTCCTCGGATGGGGAGGGAATAAACACGAATTTTGCACAAGACTAGAGGCTTTGGCGCAGAAAGAAATAATAACAATGAAAATTATAAAATCCGCACGGCTTTTGCATCAAGCACACATTCAAGATAAAACCAAAACAAACAAAAAGCACAGAGAAAAAAATTCTCGTAAGCTCAACACAAAAAAAAAAGATATGAAAAATAATGCACCATGGTGGATAGATCAGGTCAACAACGCCAAGAAGACAATTGACAGTGTTTTTGGTAATTTTACGACCATTGTCATCCCTGATATGTGCTCCGAAATCTACAAAGAACTAGGCGATGCCGATGTAATTGCCATTAATTCAACCCTTCGCAAGCCCCACGATAATCTAACACTTCTACGCACCGCACCTCACCTTACAGAGATGGATCAGCTTGCGCTTGCTATACCCTACGCTGAGTCTGGGCGATTAGTCATAGTGCGCCCGGGCAAGAGGCCCTCGGCGGAAGAAATACTTTCTGCAACAACGACTACTAGTAACGTAATCTGCATATCAAAATACCGCCTTGCCGAATTAGGCAATTACCCTTCATATATATCAACCTTTGATGACCTTGCTCAGGTTTTAAGTGATGGCACTCAGTTTTTAAGCAGCACCCCATATCGCCAACGCTTGCCAGAAATTTCCGCATTTCGTCCGGCTATCCTAAAGAGGAAGCCTAAGATATCTCTTGGTATAATCACATTTAATCGTAAGGGCATATTAAAAAAAGCGCTAGACTCCCTCCGAGAAAGTATGCGCCCCGATCTATTTGAGTACGATGTGTTTATAGTAGACGACGGATCTACCGATGGGACGGTTGAATTTCTTAAGGGACAGGAATTCCCATGGGAGGCCTTTAAACGCGGCGGCGTACATCGACAGAGTAATCGTATTCTTAAACACTTTAACGGTAATGTAGAATATGGCTTTCTTTGTAATGACGATCTTACCTATAAAGAGGGTTGGGAAGAAGCATATATTGCCGCAATGAAGCATACCCCTTACGAACATATTGTCTATATGGATCATGGATTTGAAAACAAACTTCGCAGCGGAAGTCTCAAAACCCCGCAGGATATTAAAATCTTCGATGGCGTACCGCTGGTATGCTGGCGCACAAATCGCATACAGGGGGTCTTGCTTACGTTTACACAAAAAAGCATTGATAAAATCGGCGGAATGGATGCGGCAAACCTTGGTCTTTGTGGGCATGGGCATGTAGATTATACATTACGTAATATCAAGGCAGGGATGGCGCCTGGGAGCAAGTCTACCTCAACGGGTGTTTATGATGTAATGGGGAGTAATAATGTCTTAAGGCTCACCTTGGCACCCCACGCCGCGCCGGGAAGGCCGGGTTCACAAAAGTCAGCATCATATTTTAACAAGGTTAAAAATAAGACAGGACGAATAAAGGTGGGGATGGTAACATGAGAAGCAAAAGGTCTATAACTACGAAAAATAGACCCGCTAAAGCAAAGAAGGCAAAGCACTCAAGAGCGCTTATTCCTAAGGGTAGCGCACATAATAAACGACGTGCAAGGGCCAAAGGTCTTCGTATATTTTCAGCATCACATAACAAGCCTGTGCCCAGGCCAAGCCGCCACTCATCTTCCTCTAAATATAGTTTTGACACAAAGCGCGTGCGCGGATTAAGTATACCTGTTTTAATGTCAGAATTTAATATTAAAGAGATCGACGCCCTAGACTATGACGTGTCTATAATGCTAACTGGCAGCAAGTTACCTAAGCACCCTTCGGTAATCGGCTGTGTTGCTACCACGGGCGACTATGTGCAGCCTTTCTTAGAATCCGTATATTCTTCTATAGCGATTATAGGCAGCCCACCTGAAGAGGCGACTATAGACGCATTTGAGAAAAGCGATAATGACTACCAAGAAATCCCGGGTGGTTATTTAGTCAAGCCGGGTAGACCTGGCTTACCTTTGACAAAATTTGCAGAGATATTAGATTAGGGGGGGGAAGGAGATACAATGAATGTACATGCAATAATTACAAATCCCGTAGTAAAACAAGGCAGCGCGCCCGATCTTGAGATTATACTCTATGACGACGATGGACTTAGAATAGACCTTGACACCGCGGAAGCTGTTTCTGTTATTTTTAAGCGCTGGCATGCTAGCGATACTGCGATTATAAATCAGCTTTGTGAAATAACTGATTCTACAAGAGGTGAGTGCGTAATTCCTTTGCTAGAAGAAGACACTAGTGCATTTGAGTTAGGCCGTTTCTTTGGGGAGATTCAGGTTGACTTTAGCGATGGTGTAATCGAGCGAACGGAAGATCTCGTTCTATGGGTCAAAAAATCGGTTAGATGAAAGGCATACGCTTTTTAAAGGCTAACCCCAAAGTCATAATGAAATCGCAATTCGATCTCGTAGGGGAACATCTTTGGTTTCCCGACTTCCTTAAAAGCGCGCTAGTCAATAACATAGCGCACAAACACCCCGATCAATTAGTGGATTTAGAAGTAATTGAGCCCACTGTCCCTCGCTATAATGGCGAAGAATTACACGGAAAGCATCTTGGCGTAGCTCGCACGGGTGGCGCCGGGGACATTATAATGATAGGCGCATCCCTGCAAAAGCTTAAGAAACTCTACCCAACCTGCGAGATCACCTTCATGACAGACGCTAAATACGCTCAGGTAGCCGAAGCTGTTACCGCCGTCGATGGCGTTGCCACATATCCCGTAAGAGAAGAAGTACACACTACCTTCGATTACTGGACAGACTTCGTTGGGTCGATAGAAGCGCCCTCTTGGGATGCGCGTAATATACACGGAATTGATTTATTTGCAGGCCTAATGAGTGTTAAACTCAACGACGACGAGAAGTTACCACATCTTTCGGTACCCTTCGAGGCGCAGAAAAGAGCAGACGCTCGTTTAAAGTCAATAGGCTGCGAAGGCAAGAATCTCATTGCTGTGCAATTCAGAGCAACTAACGTGAATCGCTGTTTTGATCAAGAAAAGATGATTAACATAATCGCCGGACTTGCTGCTAAAACAGAAGATGCACACATTATAATCATGGGCGGAAAGCGTACCGTGATGGATAAAGACAATAATAAAACAAAAGAAAGAGATTGCCCTATAGACTTTTTCACAAACATAGGTGGAAAAAAGATGAAGCACCCTCAGATCCACAATCTAACCGGGCAGACGGACTGGCTTGAGTCAATGGCGATTCTCTCAAAATGCAAACTTGCACTTGGTCCAGACAGCAGTATAGTACATATTGCAGGGAGCATGAAAATACCCTGCTTGGGTATTTACGGTCCCTTCCCAGCCAGGATTAGGACGACGTACTACCCGGAATGCGAGACTATTGAGTCAAATTACAAATGCGCGCCATGTTTCTCACATGGATCGATGCCTTGTTCTCATATGGATCGCAAAAGAATGGTAGCCCCCTGCTGGGAGGAAATAACTGCTGATATGATAATCGATAAGGCTCAATCAATGTATACGAAAGGACAAACATGAACGTAAGAGGAATTATCCTGGATGCGTATGACATGCTTAGTGCGAAGCAGATCTCGTCGGAAGACATGCAAAAAGTGGCGCTGGACCACAAAGAAAGTGTACACACACAAGAGGACATCTACCGCCAAATAGATCGTGACTTCGGTCTTATTCTTGTCTTTAAAAACGGCGACAAATTGAGGAAGTTCCCTCTTAATTCAAAAACAAACGTGACTTTCAGCATGAATGCTTTCAAGAAGAATAAGCATAAGCTGCCCGATGCTGCGAAAAGAATGACAGCCGTACGCATAGTTGCCGCTTGTGAGCGTTATGCTATGGATTGTGATGAAGATATTAAGGCAATTGCCAAGGGCGCAATTGACGACGGTAATTATTATCATGTAAGCGAAGATATGATGAATATGCTTAGCGGGCTTGCTGATATAAAAGACGAGAAAAAGACAGATGACGCAACCGCGCCGAACGAGGTTAAAGAAGCCGAATGGGGCATAAACGAGACTATTAATGGCGTCTCTGTGCGCAAGTTTCCTCTTCGTACCCAAGAACAGGTAGAGAAGGCGCTAGGAAGATTCCCGAAGACAGCTTCTAGGCTTCTTGCTAAATATGCATTCAACCTTGCTGATAATATAAAGAAGAAGGCTGAGATACTTAACGTAGTCGTCCCCAAGGATTCGCTAGTTAATCAGTATACGAGCGATGCATATTCTCCGCTTTTCAAAATGGCTATGCGGGCTAGGATTGCTTATTCAAATGCTAAGAAGAGTAGCCCGGGCCCGTATATGTCATTGCTTGCAAAGACATCTAATCTCGCCCCAAGAGATGCTGCTGTAATTCTCGAAGGCATCGATATGGACCAGGCGTTTCATCACCGCTATGGCACATCTTTCCCAAGCGCAGTTAATAGCGTAATGGACAAGACGGCTAAAGAATTTAGCACGGGCGATGCTATGGTTGACATGAGCCGCCTGAGAGAAGCCATCGTCAATCATAGACATGTATTCGAAGAGCATTTTGAGAAAGATCTGCTTGACGGCCTCGAAAGAAATACCGACACCGTATTTAAATCCCTCCCCGCGCCGGTAAGGCAGCTCATTGGTAGGATTCTTAATACGCTGTCATGAAAAGTATTTTAACCCTATTAGTTAATACCGAAAGCACGCCTGCACAGCTCCTCGCTGCAATGAATGAAGCGTTTGGCGAGGGTTGGCTTAAGTGGGAGCCGGCAACGATTAGGGCTGAATTAGAAGATATTGGCTTTGATTTTAACACGCTTCCCAGGGGTTCGTGGGACAAACTAATGGCAACCAAGGCTGCCTTTATGAACAACGCCCCCTGGAAGGACTGGACGGCTTTTCTCACCTTCGCACAGGCGATGAATAATTACCAGGTAGACTTTAATGTCGCCAGGGTATGCTCGCCGGCGGAGGCTGCGTGGACAGTTGAGTGCTTAAAGCTAATTCGCCCCGACGAGAAGTTTTCTCGCGAGGTGCAGGCGATGATAGGGTCAATTTTTCTTAGCAATGGTATTGTAGTTCCCCCGGCGGGATTAGAGCTCGTTAAAGATGAGATGAAAGAAATGCAAGACAAGACAATGGCTATGGATGAATTTACAAAAATAGCTGAAGAGCGTTATACTCTACATAGAAGTCAGAGCGCCGCGCCCGAGGGCGACTCTGCATTAGATATACACACAACGAAACTCTTAGCAATAGATGAATATATAAGGAGCAAGAATGGCTGATGGCAGTAATTTTGAGACTAGTACCAATTATAATCTAATCGCATCCGGGGATAATCCCTTTCTTGACATTAGCCAACTTTACTTCCCTCGCAATATAAAAGACGCCTTCCCGCTTGCGCGTACTATATTCTATACCAATGGTTTAGTACGGCAGGCTATAAAAAAATTAGCAGAGTATTCAATTACCGACCTTGAGTTTATCGCCCCCGAAGAAGGCTCTGGCATGCGCAAGGAAGAAATACAAAATGTATACAAGCGTATATTCTCGAAGCAATTAGATATAAAGAAATTCCTTATCTCTGTCGGACTCGATTACTTCGTATACGGCAACGCCTTCGTGTCGATCTACTTCCCATTTAAAAGAATGCTTACCTGCAAGAGTTGTGAAGAACAGATGCCGCTTTCGCTAAACGAGATTGCAGACTGGGAATACACTGATAAGGGTTATCGTGGCACCTGCCCGCGTTGTAAGAAAAAGGTAGAGTTTACCGCACAGGATAAAACTATACAGCAAGAAGACAGAATGCGTCTTATTCGCTGGAATCCCGAGAACATCGACATAGAATATTATCCCTTTAGCGGCGAGAGAATCTATACATACGATCCCCCTGAAGAGATTCGCGCCAAGATACTAGGTGGCGACAAAGAGGCTATACTTCGCACGCCTACGCTTATTCTCAATGTAATCAAAGACGATAAAGTAGTAAAACTCAACCCACACGATCTCTTTCACTTCGTTGCGGAAAGCCCGACTGATGAACAACAGGCCTGGGGTAAGGCTTTAATTATATGTGCGTTTAAAAACATTTTCTACGCATCCGTACTGCGTAAGGGCGCTGAGGCAATTGCGCTCGATCACATTATCCCCCTTCGAGTGCTTTTCCCACAGATCACGGGCTCTGAGGGCTTCCACTCGACTAGCGTAAGGCTTAGCAAAATAGAAAGCAAGCTGCGCTATGAGTTCACCGAGTGGAGGAAAGATAAAAACCGTGTTATCATTTCTCCTTTCCCCATGGGTATGCAATTCCTGGGCGGCCAAGGGCGTGGTCTTCTCCCCACGCCAGAGATTCAACAGGCGACTGAAGAAATCTTCCTTTCTCTAGGCTTACCCCAGGGATTGCTCATGGGTAGCGCACCGTGGGCTGCCAATAGCATCGCGATGCGTATTGTAGAGAATGCCTTCCTTACATATCGCAATCAATTACAGACAATTCTCGACTTCGTAAAAGACAGACTTAGAGACTACCTAGACCTCCCTGACTGTACCGTACGGATGAAAGAATTTAAAATGATGGACGACGTACAATATAAGCAGCTTATGATGGGCCTTGCACAGGGTAGATTGATTTCTAAGCGTAGATTGCTTGAGATGTTTAACATCGATTACGAAGAGGAAATGGGCATTGTGCGCGACGAAATGAAAGATGAATCCATCTTCCAGGCAGAAGCACAGGGCGAGATGATTAAAATCCAAGCCGGTATGCAGGATGAAATACAGGCATCACAGTCAGCGTCTATGATGGAACAGCAGAGCTCGCAAATGGAAGAGGTGGCTGAAAACTTCCTCTCAATTACGCAAAAATTCATTGACTCAGGCTGGCCTATGGATCAAGCTATTGGTATTGTTAATAACGTTATGCAACAGCAGATGTATATGCAAATGCAGCAGGCCGAGAAAGCCAAGGCAGACCAGGCAAGAGCCCTCTTTATGCAGGATCGTATGGCGTCTACCGGATGGAGCCTTGCAAGGGCACAGAGGCAGCTTAAGATGTTCGATGTTATGGATCAGTTTAACCCCGCGCCGACCCCGCAACAGTTCCAGGACGAAGGGCAATATGTTAATAGCCTCGTAAGTTATCTAATGCAACTCCCTGGCGACCAACGAGAAGCTCAGCTAAATAGTATTAAGAATAAAGACATCGCCTTCTTCGAACGCCTCGTAAATTACCTCAATGGTATGGGGATGAATGTAGGCGCACAGGATGGCGGAGGAACGAATAATAATATTAATCCATTACCGCAGGATAATGCACCCAGACGACAAGGATATAAATGAAAGGTAACGCTGTAATTGGGATGAGTGTACCTACGGAAAAGCCTGACAACGTTAGGCTAACTAGACACTGTAAGCTTATTAATCTAACTGCCGATGTTAATGGCACGATGTATGAAGCTGCCGTTAATGAGCTTAGTGATAATGTAGATATACTCATAACTGATAAGGAGCTGCACTGGTCCGACGAGGGCGACTGTTCCCTTGTTATTTTCTATGAAAGGTATGAAGAAACGCCAGAGAAATCACCTAAGGCGCCTAAGGCAATGCAAAGTGCCATCCGCTGATTTTGATATAAAGCTCTCTGACTTCGACACGCTAACCCTAGAGGAAGAACTAGAGTTAGGAAAGTTAATTCAAGAAACCGACGACGTCGAGGCTCAAAATAAACTAATAAAAGCTAATATACGCTTCGTGTATTACATCATAAAGAAAAATTACAAAGTAACCGCCCGCCTTACCTTCGAAGATATGGTAGGTGAGGGTATGCTAGGCCTTGCAGAGGCGGCGAAGCGTTTCGATCCTAAACATGGGTGTAGATTCTCAGCATATGCACGACACTGGATACAGAAGCTATTGAATAAATATATCTACTCACAGGCAACCGCCGTACACGTCCCTATTACAAAAATACGCACAATACATCGCCTACATAAACTTAGCGGGGAACTTGAGAAAAAAGAGGGCCGTGAAATCCGAGATGAAGACCTTGCCGAGCAATTAGGCCTTGACACCCTCTCTATATCGGGGGTTAGAGGAGCTTTCCAACCGATAGAAATAGAAGATCCTGACCATTTAGAAGGCAAAGAAATCGAAAGCGAACATTTTTCTATGGGCGTGCCACTAGGACACTTAGAAGAAGCTTTAGAAGCCCTCCCGGATTTAGAAAAAGACATCGTTTGTCGATATTATGGGGTTAACTGCCCAATGCAGACACTTCAGGAGATTGGAAAAATCTACGCACTCTCAAGGGAGCGTATACGACAACTCAAAAAAGAGTCCCTAGAAGCGCTTCGCAAAAAGTTAGACCCTGGGGCGTAGTCTAACTGGCAAAACACAGGGTTTTGGTCCCTGACTTGGAGGTTCGAGCCCTCCCGCCCCAGCCATTACTTTAATAAATATTTTTCAATCGCCCGCTGTAATTCAACATTCATATGAATCACTGTTTTTATGATGGGTAGTAATTTATACAAATTGTCCCCCGGACAATCTGTCTTCCCTACGTCTCTATGTGCAAGTATATCTTCAAGTGGATTAAGATTATATTTCTGACACAGCTCGGTTACAAGGCGAATTAACGACGCTATCTGTAGCGGAGTAGGCTCTGTTTTCATAAAGGTACCAATAAGACTTACGCCGATAGACCCTTTATTAGACCCCCTAGCATGCGCACCCATTTTCTCTACGGGGCGACCCTCTTGAATCTCGCCATCTTTACCAGCCTTCCATTCGCCATTCTTTTTCCCGTTAGTAATAAGATAATGATAGCCTATATCTGACCACTTATTGCGATCTACGTGAAGATAGCGAATAAATTCCCTATCGCCGCCTTTGGATTCGGTGTGATGGATGATTATTTTGTTTATTTTGCGCATAACATTCCTTTCTAAAAATGACGTTTTTACGTTATAATTATATTCCGGGACATGTTTTTTGCAAAAAACATGTTTTGGTGAGCAGCGGAGTTTCCCCCCCCGCCCCCCTATCACTAAACGATAAAGGGGGGGCGGGGGGGGCTCATTTCATTCGAAAGGAGGTGAAATGAGCGTGAAAAAGGCATCCCGCAAGCGCGGGGGGCGCATTCACCGAAGCGGCAGAACAAGCCGCCGGTGAACACGCCCCTCCCACTCTTCTACCCAAGAGTGGGAGTGCTAAAGCACAACACACGAAAGCATGCTAGTGTGTTGTGTATTATTAGCCACGGGAGAAATTCCCGGGCAAGTGGTAGTTGCATGTAGAGAGAGGGGGGAGGCCAATCCCCCCTCCTTTTTTTTACAACTTCCCCTAATATATTACAATCGAGTTATCCACAAGATACTCAACCCACTCTTCAAACCTATCTCCCTGGGAAGCAAGTGCTTCTACATATCTACAAGTGCTTGTTTCTACCACCACAAGG